AGTTCCTAATAGACCTTTTTCTACTTGAAATGAAGGAATACATGTATCAGATATCTTGAATGTATGATTAAATTTAGCACCGTCTGCAGCTACTGAATAGTCACCTAAAAGTTGTTTTAGCCAAAAGCCAGTTTGGATATTATCCATTGCAACTTCAAGAGAACCAGCTACCTCAATATTACCTTTACCTGATCTTGAAGGGCTTCTACCAGCTGTTAAAAGTTCACTTTCTACTTCATTTTGAGAAAAGTTTATTGAATTTGATTTTACATAAACAGTATCAAAACCGTTACTTTCTGATTTTCCGAATTCTGTTTCTTCTTTAACACGTACTACAAGATTAGATCCTGTAACGCTTGAACATGTATTTGCCATAATTATTACCTCTTTTTTTTATTTATAAATTGTATTATACACTATATTTATCATTTAATGAATTAAGCACGCTTTAAAATCAATAAATGATACATATAAGTCACCTGCATTATTTCTAAATGGTGATCCTAAACCTGGAAGTTCTGTGAATATCAACTCTTCTTTTGTCTTGTTTTTTAGAAATTCTAAAATAATATCTAACAATTCCATTGATTTAGTAGGATTTTGTTCATAAAAATAAACCCTTAAAGTTCCTTGAAGATTATAATCGCCTGGATATAAGAATCTCTGATCACTTGATTCTGGCATATAGTTTATTGAAACATAAGGTTTTTTGTCCTTAACCTCTTCTGTAGAATCCAATCTAATATTACCTACCCATTTTCCTATAATAAAATCTTTAAATTCATTTAGAAAAATATTATTTACTTTCTTTATTATGTCGCCATGTCTCATTTATTTAACCTCCAGGGTTCTAACCCATTTTCTAATTTCTGGATAAATTCCATTAGGCAATTGTAAACTACCCATTCCTGGACCAGTTCTACCAAGCACTAATATTTGATATGAATAATGTAATGGACTTAATATTCTATAGTGACCTGATTCTATTCTTTTAAATCTACTTATACTTTTCTGTAACTTTCCTGTATCTATCGGTGTTTTATCTATAATGTCCTGTCTTAAAACTTCTAATTCTTTTTTTAATTCAGTATCTAATTTTTTTTTAATGGAATTAATCTCTTTTTTTATATCTGAAGATAAAGGTATTTTTGGCATAATTAAACCTCTTTATTTTCTCTAATTACAACTTTATATATAGCTGTCTCTAGAACGTCTTTTACTTCAGAAATGAATCCTATTTTATAATCTATATTTAATATTTTAATTACTGTTGAAATATCTACATTAAATGATAATGGAACTGATAATAAAATTTGCTTATCACCCTCATAATATATATATCCATTTTCTTTTAACATTCCTGAATCCAATTGAATAAATGCACCTAGTCCTTTTTCAGTTTTATCTAAAATTTTAACATTGGATCCTGCTTCAATATCAAAATGATCGTTTGTAAAATTAGATACGTCTAGAACAAATCCAAATGTTTTTAGCAAGTCTTCTGCTATCTTATGAAATCCAGCCATAAGATTACCCTTTGTTTGTAGTTATGAATAAAGATCCATTTCCTGAAATAAAATCATATAAAAGGTTTTCAAGATATGGATTAGTTGCAAATACTGCAGTTTTAGAACTTATAGCCTCAAAATATTCTTTCTCAAGAACGTCAGCTTTCTCTTTTTTAACTTGTATACCTGATTCTTCTACGATAATGTCAGATAATTGACCGTTTCCAATTTTTGCAGATATATAAGCTGTAGCTAATTTAATATCGTCAGCAATAATAAAATCTTCTTCAAAATCTCTCGGAAATTCTAATCTCTGCTCTACATTTTGTTTAGAACCTTTAAAAGACATAAGATTATCTAATATTTGTGTAGCATTTATTAAATGTAATTGTAGCTCTGTGTCTGTAAATGTAGATATATCTGTATAGTTTATCATTACATTATTTGTATTAATGCTTTTTAATAAATCTGTAGATATGTAACTCGTTGCTGTTTTTAAGTTTTGTTCTGAATATTCAATGAAATTATACATTTGTTATACCTCTCTAGTTTTAATAGAGAATTATACAACAAATATACAATTATTACAAAACTATTCTAATGTTCCAGCATGTGCTGCTGCAATATGAACACTAGTGAACTTTTTACCGTCTTTTGTTTCCCAGCCGGTGTCAGATCTTTTTACTTTAGAATAATTAGGTTTTACTTCTTCAGTTTCCTTTTCTTCTTGATCTTGAATCTCTTCAGTTTTAACTGGCTCAACTTTATCTAAATCGATAGTTTCTTCTTTTTCTTCAGTTTTAATAATTGGATCCAATGTTTCACTTTCTGAATTATCTTCAACGTCTGAATTTTCTTTCAACTCTTCATTTTTAATAACGTCAGCTAATAAAGCTTTAATTTCTTTACTTGAAGCCGTTTTATCAAATTCAACGCCTTTGTTTTCTAATTCTAATATTGCTTGATCTTTTGTCATAATTTTCACCATTCCCTTAATTTCTCTTTTGAGATACATAATTATATACATTTTTGTAATTTAAGTCAAATGTATTATAAATTGTTATTTATTATTAATACTTATTCATTTTAACATTAATTTGCCTACCTTTTTATTTTTGTAGGATTTACTGTAAGACATTTTATGCTGTTTTTCTAACATATTTTAACAATATCTAACCAATTTTAGTGTTTTTAAGCTATTTGTAAGGTATTTGTAAGAATTGTAAGGGTTTTGTAAGGTTTACTGTAAGACGTGTAAGACCCTTGGGCACGACGTTACGAGAGATTTCTTACAGTTTCTTACGTTCTTACAGTAAAAAACACACTAAGCTCAACAGCGACAACTAGCTACATATTTTTAGTACCCTATTCTATTACTATATATATATTTTAAGTGTAATAGTGTAAGATAGAGGCCTTAATCCGCTACAAGCCCCTTATACACAGGCTTTCACGTCTTACGTTTTTCTTACAGTAATCTTACGGTAGACTAATTTACTGTAAGGATAACAATTCTGTATATCTTGATAGCCAATACGCGTCAGCTAAATCTTCAAACTTTTTGGATCCTATTTTAATATTTGTAGTCTCAGAAATAAATAATTGAGTCATTACTGGAATAGCATTGATCATTTCCGATTTATCAGCTCTACCGTTGCCTGTAGCTGCCTTCTTTAAAGTTAAAGGTGGAATTATGTCATATATAATGTCTTTTGCGTGTAGCTCATTTAAAATAACATAAAACAACCCTGCTAGTTGTCTAATGCTAGCTTGTCTTGAATTAAAAGAAAGACCCTCAATGCAAACCTGTCTTATTTCAAATTTTTTAATAATAGAATTCATTTCAGAAATAATTAAAAAAATCCTCTCTTCTAATGTTTTATCATTTTTAGTAGCTATACACGAACAGTAAATTAACTCATTGCAATCATATACTGCAAAACCTGTATTTGAAAACGATTGATCTATACCTAATATTATTTGATTTTGATCTAAATGTTGATTATTGTTATTTACATATCCCATTTCATTACCTCTTTTTCTTAATTATATCTTAAAGTTCACAAAATAGTGAATATTAAGTTTAAATTTATGTGAATAACTTTTAGAAGCCTTTTCTATTTAAATACATGTGAATATATAAGAAAGTATTTAAAGTGTCTTAGAATTGATATTAAGTGTTGTTAATGATTGTTTTTAAGTGTGTATTAAGTAAGAGAGGGAAGATCCTCTCTAGATTGTAGATAGAGTCTCTATATAAGAGATTCTAAAGCTACAAATGGCGCTAACTTAGCGTCTACAAGTCTTGTCCAAGCGGCAGGGTCAGCAAGCTCTGCTACTGTAGGTGAAACGTCGGCAGGTGTTGCAGTATAAGAATAACCGTTTAAGTGAAGTAAAAAACCGATTCTTGTAACAACGTAATCAGATCCGCCACCGTTACCGTCTAATTCATTTCTCCCTTGTTCTACTGGAAAATCAACTTTTGCTGGCTCAAATACAAATGCACCTTTTTTAACAAATATAGAAGTTGCTCTATTTCCGTCAGTTGCGTCTTGAACGATAGTTACAGCGTCATTCATGATTATTTCAAGTCCATTGTAAAACTTTCTAACGATTCCATTTTCAGAATCTCTTTCTGTAGTGATAGATCCAGCGTCATTTTTCATGATTTCGCCCATAACTGAACTGTGAAGAACTACCGTATCGAAGTTGTCCATGTGATCACCAGCTTTTAGTAACGTATCAATTGCTAATGCATAAGAAAACTTTTCAGTCTTATTAACATAAACGTTGTCAGAATTTTCATTTGCTTTATTAGAAGCTATAGCACCGTCAAGTATACTCAACATTCTTGCTTGAATTTCTTTTGCCCAGTGTTTAGAGAAATATGCT